GTTGCAACTAGGTAATCTGACACGTAGAGTGGCATCCAAGTTGTTACGTCTGAGTTTGTCATAGTTCCTCCTAACAGATAGCCGTCCTACATAGTTCGTCGCAGATAACCCAAATCCTCGACCAGTACAGCATATACATTACGTTGCTCTCCATGTGAGCATTTTGCGTTGTTTTACCGAACACACTTTGATAGCACCCTTCTCGATGAGTCCCCGCTTACAGAGATCACTGAGTCGCCTAGAAGTCTCTGTGCGTTCAACACCACTCGCAATCGACAACTCACATGCCGTAAGTGGCTTGTCGTTGTGTCGAATCGTATGGAGAAGCAAACCAGCATTGCTTGCAGCACGTGGCTCATGCCTCCTTGCAGCCTCTGTACTTGTTACCGGATCGGTTGTGCGAGAAGTGCACCATGCAGATGGGACTCTCCTGTTGTATGTGTCCACCATATTGGTGGCGAAATCTTCAAATAAATCACTCATCACTTTGCTCCTTGTTACGCCTGTTTGCAAGGTTTGTTGACCACTCCGCCACCTCTGACAACTTCCACCTAAGAAGCCCCCCTAGCTTGATTGGCTTAGGGAAGTTCTCAGATTTCATCCAAGTATCGACTGTACGTCTACCCTTTGCTCCAAAGTGGTTCATGATGTCCTTGCGAGTTAGATATACATCTTCGAGTTGACCTTTGAAATCAGAAGGGGATGTCATCTTGGTTGCCTCCTTGTGGTGTCGCAGGATTGTCTTCGCCCTTCTTGCCTAGAAGTTGGATGTTGTCTACGCTCACGACTACCTTTTCGCGGTTGTTGCCCTCTTTGTCTTTCCATCTGTCTATGCGTACAGTCCCAGTGATTGCAACCTGCTTGCCCTTCTCACCATACTGTTGAATGAACTCCCCTCGCTTGCCCCATGCCTCGCAGTAGAGCCACGAGACACTGTCTTTCTTGAATCCATTCACGGCTACTGAGAACTTCGCAACACTACTGTCTGGTGTATGCGTAGTCTCGGCAGCCTTTCCCATGCGTCCTATTAAATTTACAGATGCCATATCAGCCATCGTCATTCTCCTTATCTAAATTTCTATTTTGTTGTACGTCAAGAACCATTGCCGCAACTTCTATTGCAGCCAGCCTTGCCGTTTCATCAAGATCCGTTATCACAGATGCCTCAAGTGCTATGTCAGCCAACCTGACAAGCACATTATCTGAGTACTTGGACAATTCGAGGCGAATGGCAGGTACTCCACCAACGACTCGCAAGGTAGCAAGTCTTCTGGAGAAAGCCTCCCATCCACCAAATTCATTGCCATCGTTAGTCTTACGCTTTGGCACTGTACTTATCCACGAGTTGTTCTGCCTTTTCAAACGATATATTCTCTATGCTATCATCCTTCTTCAAGCCTGCCCATTTTACCAACTGTTCTTCAAGTTTATCATTATCAGAGAAGGCAATCTCAGCCTTAATGATTGTGATTTGCTCTTCGGTTGCTGGCTCAAATTCAACTGGCTCATCAGTAGCATCATCTTCAAGCATATCCAATTGGTTGTAGAGGTAAGAACCTAGCCCAAAGTATGCCAAGCACTTCACCAACGCTCGTTTGAGACAGTTGTTCACTTGGCTAGGGTCAGGGTCTTGGATAACTTTGTTACTGTAATTGGTAACCATATAATCCTCTGTATGTGAATATCCACAGACAGTTACGGTGACTCTAACCATCCCACGACCCTGTGGATCGCAGAAACATGGGTATCCATTATCATTCAAATGGTTCTCGAATGTCGTATCTGGATAGTGCTCCATCATGATTGCCCAAGCATCACCCCAAGGTAGGTAGTCAAAGTCTCCCTTCTTTTGGAGATACTCATTCACATTTATCTTTGAAAGCGTTTCCCAAATATCTTTCATTGTGGGTAGTTTCTTCTTTGTTGTTTTCTTGGTAGTCATTCTTGCTCCTTCAATGCCCATGCTGGAAGTGATAGTTCTTGCACTTCGTCAGGGTAATCCTTGAACTCATCGAACATCTTTGCCTCACTCCATGACTTCAGTGCTATATCTACGAGGTCGTCACCTTCGCATATGGCGCGTTGGTCGAATTTGTAAATAGCCACACCATACGGCGCAGATGTTTCAACCGCGATGATGGTGAATCTCCAACCATCTTTGTACGATTCAATTCCCTTTGAGTGTCCACTTGCAGCTCGTAGGTAGAAGGATGCCTGTAAGTGGTAGAGGAACTTCGCACAAGACCTAGAGAAGCCGTACATTGACGCATCAGCCGTTGTCTTGATGTCAACGACATGTTTACCATTGGTGTCAAGGATGTCTATACGTGCCTTGCATGCGAGTCCTGTCTGCTCATCCTCAAAACCGATAGACACTTCATGTGCGCCAGAATTGACTATTCTGTTCACGGCATCAGATCGTGCTACACGGTGACCAATTTGAATGCAGTCAACTGCCTGCTGTTTGGTAATGATTGTCTTACCCTCAGCACCAGCAGTGAATGCTTTCCACTGCAACTTGCCCTCTTTTGTTCGCTTGTTGATGTCTGGAATAACCACGATCTGACTGTCGAAGAGATTAGGTTCGAGCAGGGCGGTGTGAACAGCCGTGCCCAGTAGCATCGCAGGTGTAGGTTTCATGGGACTCTTGAGATACTCCCTTGCATGGGCAGGGCTTTTCAGCACCTGCTTGAGCAAGGTTTGGTTCACTGCATCTACAGTGAAGTAAGAGTCACCATCCAATAAAGTAGGAAGGTATGGTTTATCCATTGTCAGAGTCCTCTTTGATTAGTGTTGCTTGTCTTATTTCATTCGCCAAGGAGAAACAACGAACCTGATCAACTCGACTCAATTCACTAAGTGCACAAGAGAGTTTCAAGATTAGCATATGCGTATCAAGTTCTGGTGTGTCACCATTCATGAGTTGTTCAAATGACATTGGCATCTCAATCGCAATTGCTTCAACAGTTCCATTGTCAGTTGTATGAACCTTCTTGTTCCTATTCTTGTTTGTTCGTTTGCGAGTTCGTGCTGCCTCTGCGTGGGCTGCTTGCAACCTGGAGAGTTGCGTACTGGTCACTTGAGAGAGTTTTGGTAGCCTTTTCCTCATTGGTAGGCATGTTCCTCGAAGCCACGTTGAGGCAGTTGGTTGCGATACATCCATTGCCTTTGCCAACCTTGTGCATGTCCATCCCTTTGATTTCAGAATGTGCGAGATGGGTGGCGTTACCGTTTTCGAACCGTTCTTATCCGTTTTCATGATTCAAACTCCTATATTCATGAATTGTGAGCCCTATTGCCAGTGCAAGAAACACTCCTGCTAGCAAGAACTCGTGAAGTAGGGTGAACCCTACAGTTAGTAACAATGATAAAGAGATGGGCTTCCAATTGCTCACCTTCTTTTCTTTCTTAAAAAGGGCGTGTGGCTCATGGGCAGCCACCTCACCCTGGGTATGTATGTCCCGGATATCACGATGGAACTTATTGATATGCCTGTTCACTTCTTGCCTCGCTTCTTGAACTGTGCTTTTAGACTAACAGTTTTGGTAGAGCGTCGCTTGCGTGAGCATCTGTAAGGCACTGCCGCGGATACGCCTGCTGTAGGTTTTGTTACGTAGGTAGTGTTTCGTTTACTCATTGTGTCCGTCCAGTTTCGTATGCCCTTGGGTGCTTTGCCTTGAACCCTGCCACTGCCATTGAGAATCGTCCGTTGTCAAACTTGTGATCCTGAATCTCGTTCTTATGCTTCATGCAAAGTGGTGCACCAAGGTAATCAACCTCTACAACTTTTGTGCAACCGTTGGTTTCGCAAATGTCTTTTGTGATTTTCATGTTTCCTCCTGTTTGAATAAAGATCACTAATATACTTATCGGTAATCGTAACAGAAATCATGAGCAAATTGGTGGTTGTTTGTGGTTTTTTTTGGATGTTTATGGTTTTATGTGGCTAAATGACATAATCTCAATAGTTTACGATTTCAATAAATACAACAATTATTCCGATATAATCGTTATTGTTATTCATATGAAGCAAGTTATACATGTAAATCAGCACATCATAAAGCGTAATGCAAAGACAGGTGAACGAGTGCCGCCACTTACTTGTAAGACTTACAAGAGTAACTCAAAGTGTTCGCAAATCATAATCAATAATCATACAAAGGTGATTTACAGTCCAGACAATCCACTTCCTTGTGGCGCAAAAGTATGGATAGAAACAACTGAGGAGGTAGTTTGTATTCAGAATTAGATCATATCGTTAGGAAAAAAGTGGAAAAAAAGCGCTCTTATTGTATTTGTGATTGTGAAGGTAATTGTATTGGTATAGGTGATGGTGATGGTGATGGTGGAGGCTATACTTTTGCTACACCGTTTGCTAATGGCAAACGCATGGCTTTGCCATAACAATACGCTCTTAAAGGTACAGGAATGAAGATATGACAAATGTAGACAAAGCGGTCGCACAACAGGCGTATTTGAGGAATTTGCCGATGAATGGCAAAGTCAGGGCAGCAAGCATGGCAAACGTATCCATGTCCGCCGTGAACAACTGGAGGCAGATGGAAGGATTCAAGCTAGACGAACAGCATGCAGTAGCCGAGAGGGTAGATCGCATTGAGGTCGCACTCGAAAATATCGCTCTTGGATTAGAGGATGGTTCAGCAGTTCAAGTGAATGCTGCAAGGCTTGTGCTCGCAGCCAATAGGAAAGAGTATCAATCACAATCACATACCCAGATCACCGGACCCGGAGGCGGACCACTACAGATAGCCAGCGTCGATGAACAACTGGTGCAGGAAGCTGTAAGACAACTTGAGGCGAGGATGCTGGCACTACCTGCAGCGGTTGATGAAGAAACAACTACTACATAGCGATACAACACTTGAGTTCACGCTCGAATTGAGAGAGATGACAGCCGGCACTCCAGAGGAGCAGGCTGTTGTTCGCGCAGTCGCCGAGTCAAGTGCATCCGCATTCCTGATGGCAGGTGGCTGGACTAAGGTCATCAAGGAAGTCGCTGAAGATGGCTTGGAACGACCATCAGAGGTAACGACTCAACCATTCATACCGTGGCCAAGCCAGCGTACAGTCATCGACCAAGTTGTAGACCACATACGCAACGGTGAAGACATCGTCTGGGCGAAGAGCCGGGAGATGGGAGCATCATGGTTACTACTATCCATATCACTATGGGGCTGGCTCTACCACGGCTGGTCAGTGCTCATCTGCTCACGTACAGAAGACCTAGTAGACAGGGCTGGTGACCTTGACTCACTGTTCCCTCGAATCGACTCGATGGTTGAACGCTTGCCATCGTGTCTGCTGCCATGCGAACGTGAACTCATCATGCCAGGAGGGAAGAACCGTAGACACATGGTGCTCACACATCCTGATGGTCATTCAATCGTAGGGCAGGCTACTACTGAACACATCGGTCGTGGTGGTAGGCGTACTGTAGTCATCTTCGATGAGGCAGCAGCACAGGATAAACTCGAAGCAGCTTGGCGATCAGCAGCAGATACAACACCATGTCGAATAGCCGTAAGTACACACCTGACAGGTAGTTACTTCACTCGTACACTGTGGCCGCTCGCTGAGTCAGTGGGTCAACCAACGCCAATACTAACAACCTATGAGGGGCATCCAGCCAAGTCACATGGTGGGGAGTGGCGTATGGATAGTGATGGCACAGTCACTGGTGAGCCTGGTCGCAAGTACTATTGGTCACCTTGGTTCGAGAATCAACTCAAAAGACGTGACTTGGTGGATATCAGAGAGAATGTGCTGGCATTGCCATCTACAGCCGGCAAGGGGTTCTTCTCACTAGCACACATCGTGAGGTGCAGGCGTGAGGTGTATGAGCCTAGACGTTGTGAAGTGGTGGATGATGTACTGATAGACTCACCATCAGGTCGGTGGCGTATCTTCAGAGAACCAACGATGGCAAGCAAGTTAGTAGTGGCAGCAGACCCAGCTTATGGCACAGGCAGACACAACTCTGCCGCTGTCATGATGGATGTAGAACGTCGAGAGGTAGTCGCAACATACG